TAGAAAATAACTCCACATAATAACAACAATATCACCTTTTACAAATTTGGTGTGTAGGATTATATCTAGAATGTGTTTATTAGAAGCGCCAGGCACAGCAAAATTTACACATTTACGCTTCATGTTATTAGCAATTAATCTTGGCCAAGCAAGTTTACTAGGTTTTGGGCCATGGTATCCGTCCTTGGTACGACTTGGATCTCCATTTTTATCAACCCAGCAATCAGGAAGTCCTTCTCCGTAAGTATTACTACAACCAAATGCGACTAATCTGTCCATGCTTATATTTACCTGCCAGGCTTTAACAGATTAAATTTTACGGAAAATAAATATTGAAGCTAGAGTTGTATATGAGAAAACCAATATCATTAAAAGAATTAAAAGGTTCAGAATACAGAACAGTGGATTTTTATCTATCAAAATCCTGTAATAAGTCCTGCCACTACTGTACTGCTTGGACACTTGAAATGAGATATCTACACACTGACATGGATTTAGTGCGAACCATATTGAAAGGATTATCACCCTACAAGACAAGGATATGTTTACTAGGAGGTGAACCTGGATTGATAAAAAATTTAGATGAAATCATAGCAGAAATAAAAAAGCATGATAACTTAATTCCACAAGTCTTATCAAATAGTTTGGTAAGAAAGTTTTATCCTCATATTCTTGAAGATCCTGAAATAATATACATCGAACATTTAGTTTTAGATTTTTATGAAGATAGAATTGAAAAATTAGGCAATTGGCCTTTCTTACCTTTAAATGACAAAAATAATTATAACTTAATAATAGAAACGCCTGGCTATTTTAAATACAGAGATAGGTTTGATCTTACAGAGATAGATCACGAAAACACTGAATTTAAAGAATACAATTCTAGATCACCAGATTTTCATAGTGACCATGATATAATACAAGCACCAGAAATAGAGCGTAGAATATGTGCCAAGTTTCCACAGGTTCCTGTATTTGATTTTGAAATACAAAAGATTAGACATTGTAGCAGAAAAGCAATCAACGGTTCTAGAGAATTTGATATAACTGTAGAGAATATACAAAAAATGATGGAATACAAATTATTTGACTTTGAAAAATATTGTACAACTTGTATGGATATTATTCCTCCTAGACCAGAAGCTAGGAGGTTAGAAATTTTAGAAAAACTAGCATTGGAAAAAACAACAGTATGAACATCTACTCAGTAGCATTAAATATTCATGACCATAACACATATGACGGTACTTTCCATAACCAAATTGAACGTCATAATAGAATAAAGCATAATCTTAATTATGAATGGTCACATGACCCTAATCCTAGTAAAAAATTCTTTAATGAATTTGTGTTAGACAAATATAAAAGTAGAGATGAAAATAATATATTTGCATTTACTGTGTCAAATTTAGGACAAGAGTTTGTTATAGATTTGATCAACGAAAATTTTTATAATAATGATTTTTTAAAATTTAAACCAAAAAGTTTATGGGAACCGTTTCATAGAGGATGTGTGTATTACATTGATCATCATCAATCACATGCTACCTATGCCTTTCTTACTAGTGGCTTCACAGAATCTGACATATTAGCTATAGATGGAAGAGGTTGGCAGTTTAATTGTATTTTTATTGGTAAAGATGGTATAATTAAAGATCTCTCTAAGAAGATCCCAATTGGAGGACTGTGGAATAGATTAGCACAAGATATAGGATTTAGATATCTTGACGCAGGCAAAGTAATGGGATTAGCTGGATATGGAAAATACAATTATCAAACTGATGCTATGATAGAAACTTATTTAATGAACCCTAATCACACGCTACCCAGCTTTGCTCCTGAAGTAATTAAAAATAACAAAAGGGAAGATATAGCATATACATTACAATTTAAAACTATTGAACTTATAAAAAATTATGTGTATCCACTTAAAACTTGCGACAACATTTGTGTAGCAGGAGGAGTAGCATACAATGGTTACATGAATGAAGAATTAACAAAACATTACAAAAATGTACACGTTCCTCCCGCTGTGGGAGATGAAGGACAAGCATTAGGTACATATATGCACGCCGATTATTATTTAAATGATAATATACACAAGCCAAGCGTATTTGCTGGCAAAGAACAAAAAATAGATGCAGATTTATTCACAGGAATGAATTTTGAAAAATGGCCTTTTGAAAAATTAATCACAAAAGTAGCAGAAGAAATAGCAAATGGAAAAATAGTAGGATGGTATCAAGGAAAATCAGAAAGCGGAAATAGGGCATTAGGCAATAGAAGCATTCTTGCTGATCCAAGAAATCCAAATATAAAAGATATCATAAACAATAGAATTAAAAAACGTGAAGATTTTAGACCATTTGCGCCTAGTGTGTTAGAAGAACACTATCAAGATTTTTTTGATACTAACCAACCTAGCCCATATATGTCAAGAATTATGCCTGTAAAGGTAGATACAGTACCAGGTATAACTCATGTAGACGGAACTGCTAGAATACAAACTGTTAATAGACAATTCAATGAAAGATATTATGATTTGATTAATGCTTTCTATAAACACACTGGAATACCAATGTTATTAAATACCAGTTTCAACTGCCAGGAACCTATTGTAGAAACTCCACAAGACGCTTTGAAAACTTTTAACAATAGCGGATTAGATTTATTAGTGTTAGGAGATTATTTGATATGGAAGTAATTAATAAAAATTATTGGAAAGTATGGTGGGAAGCTATACAACATGGTCATGAAATAAAAGACATACTTTATAGCGTAGGTCCTGATCAAATGGAATCAAAAATACATCTTGTTGATTGTATTCCTTTAGATGAAATGAAAAAATTCAATGATTTAAAAATACATTTGTACGGTGGCTGGTATGGCTATCCTTTAATTAATCTTTTATTGACCAAGTTTTTAAACATAGAACACATTACAAATATTGACATGGACGAAAAAGCATTAGATTTATCCAGGAAATATACACAGGCATTAGAACTTGAACACAAAGTTTTTTTCAAACATAGAGATGTTAAAGATAAAATAGAAACATCATACTATAAAGACAAAGACGTAAGATTGGTAATTAATACATCAAGTGAACACATGGCAGATCTGCCTGATTTAATAGCAAATAAAGATTACACGCCTAACTGTGTATTTGCTTTACAAAGTAATAATATGTTTCATGTAAAAGATCAACATATTAATTGTTCAAATAATTTAGATGAATTTATAAAAAAGACTGGACTTACTAAGATATGGTTTGCTGACACTTATAAAATGTCAAACGGATATGAAAGATATACTGTTATTGGCAATCATCGAACTTAGATTTTAACCAATCAAAATCATTTATCAACCGAAGATCAGACCCCCTAGAAAAGCCAAACTCCATACCAGCATTAGCACCTCGAATCGCATCTTCACGAAATCTTCCATTAGCTGTAGTGGTCCATATTTTAAGTCTTTCATTTGTTTCTCCTTCTTGTTGTCTATCTATCACTTTACTACTTAATTTAGCACATTCTCTAAAAGCACTTTTCCATGTGTTGAATGAGTCAGTATCAAAAGCTGTTACATTACTTACTTTGTCAAACACAATAAAATTATCTGAAATGCTGGTTGTCATATCAAAACTGTTTACATTCATATTCTTAGTTAATTTTCTTGGTAGTAATTTCACTCCACCATAACCATAAGTTAGATTATTTACAGGATTCATGCTTTTATAAACATGAACAATATTTTCATTTTGTGAAGTAACAAAGTAATCAAAATTAAATTCTTTTGTAATGACAGCATCACCGTCTACTACATAAAAATATCGAGTGCTTGCCTTTTTTGCCGCTTCAATATGTGCTTGGTGTATTCCTTTTACTCCGTCTATCCTTTTGACTCTATCTCCAAAAACTCCTTTTACGTTAAATCTTTTGAAAAGATCATTATAATTTTCATCTGCGTTTGGTTCTCCATAACTTATAAAAACTATATCATGCATCTTTATTAATTACCCTGCCATAGTTTTGATTAACAGTTTTAAAAAAAATACTTTGTTCTTGGCTCAGCGGTTGAGTAGAAATAGGTAATTGTAATTGATTAATTAAGTTGTTACCTATATTCCATATCTCATTATGTAAAATATCCTCTGGTAATTCGTCTCTATTTGCCCATAGCTCGTCTAAATGTGTAAAGTCTCTTACATTAACGTAATCCCAATCCGAAAGCATTGTCATTTCTAAACCTTCTCTTGCTCCGTAAATAGCCCAGTCGCCATTTTTCACATCACTACCAACCATTGTCCAAATATACAACATGTTTAAATTTTTAGGATGTCCTTTTAAAAACTCAGAATGTGCTACCCTTTCTCCTCTATTAAGAGATAATTTAACACCTTCTCTAAAACCTGCTCGCCAGGCTTGTTTAGGAGTAAAATTATTATGAGTCAAACTAAAACAACTATTCTGCTGTATGTATTGTGCGTCCCAACAAAAGTCTACCTTGGCTTGAACATTGTATGGATCAGCATTCTCATGTGTTTTCATATTTAAAACATATTCTCTTGGCCAGCATTTCAATCCACCGTTTCCATACATTAGGCCGTTAATAATATTTTGTCCACACCAACTTATAACACTTTTTTCTAAATTAGCATGGGTGTCAAAGTCTAAGACTTGATCTAAAAATTCCTGTTTTATTGTGTTATCACCGTCAACTGTCACAAATCTGTCTGTTTCACTTATTCTAGCACACTCTTTATGTGCGGCATCTGAACCTAGTATCCCATGAACACGTTTTGCCCATGGAACTTTGTTTTTCAAATCAGCCCAATTTTTTTCAGCATTAGGTTCGTCATAACTTAAAAAAATAATATCTAGTTCTGCTATTTTAATTTTCATAATCACTCCTAATCACGCTGTCTCCAAACATCAAGTATATTAGTGTTTCATATTTTTCGTCTATTTCAATCCACATTTCTCCTACAAATTCGTTTGTAAAAGCCCTACAAGGAAATGCTTTTTGGATACCATAATACGGTCCAAGATGTTTACAAATAATTTTCATCTGTTTCCCTTGTTACGCAATCAGCAAATATATTTTTCGTGTATACGCTGTAAGATTCCATGTTTTTAAAAGGAAATGATTCCTTTGATCCTATTTTAAAAGTAAAAGTATTTAATAAGAAATGAGGATCTCCTTTTTTGGTTACATAAAAACTAACTTCATTTAAGTTTTTTGGTGTATCTATTGTGTTTAAATAACATTCACCTTTACTCTTGTCCACTACAAATTCTATTTCATGGAAATTATCTTTGGGGGCAGTTAATTCATTAAGCAAAAATTCTTGTGGCGCTTCATCATCATTTTTCTTTAACTGAAAATTTTTATCTCTTTTGTTGTAAATTACTTTCCAATTAATAAAATTTTCTTTAAGTGTTTGAAAAGGCTCAACTTGCTCGTTTGTAACCTCAATATGATTGTATGACTCGTTAATGCTTGGTCCTATACCAAAAATTTCACCTGTGTTTTTATCAAAAGATACGTATTGTTTGGTTCTAATATTCATTTAATATCCTTTCACAAAAATTATTCTTGGTATAATGTATTATGCCATGTTGTAAGTAATTTCCAATTTTTAGTTGTTTTTCTGCGTTGAAATAAAACGGAATTGTTTCTGTCCAATCTTCTTGTGTAGTTTCCCAATCTTGGACATGAGATTTCATATGAACAAAACTTGCTGGTTTAAAAATATAATTCTTGATATCTTCATCTAATAAAGTAATAGCATGATTTAAATCCATACTACTTACTTTGGGTGTAAATTTAGGAACATATATTTTATAATATTCCTTATAATTTCTACAAACTTGTTTAAGTTTTAAATAATATCTTAAAGCTGTATCATTTTGTTTAAAATAATGAAACGCACAGTATATATTAGGAATATTATTTTGAATAAACGCTTTTCTATAGTAATGACTAGTAACAGGATTATTTTTATATGTTCTCACATTACTTGTAAAACATAAATCATAATTTTTAAAGTACGACCACCAATAACTTATGTCATCTAAAAAAAGCATATCAGTATCCAGTAATACCGTTTCTTGATATGGAGTTTCATGATACGCTTTCCATCTAATATCTGTTCTGTAGAAGTTTTGTGTGTTTCTATCTGATGTAGGAATAGCAATTACATGATCGAACACATGCTTGTATTGATCAGAAACTTGATCACCGGTAAGCAAAGAAACGTTTTTGATATTTTGTGTTTGTTTTATACTCTTAGCACATAGATAGGCTTGTTGAATATGCTCTTCTCCAGTAGCTATCATAATATAACCTTTAGACATTTAAACTTCTCTCCAAACTAAACTTGTTCATTACATGTATATTCATACCCTTGACTGTAGAAAGAATATATTCATTAAATAATTTTTCTTTTTGTATGAGAAATGTTAGACTGTCGTCTTTTATTTTACACAAAATATCCCTATCTAGTGTATAATACATTTTTCCAGGTAAATTTTTAGCCCAATCTCCTTCTTGAAATCCGTTCATAATGTGTATACCCATGCTGAAAAGATGATCATTCCTAAAATTTCTACTTGCCAAATCATATACGTCACTGTAATGGTCCCAATTATCATACAAATGTCTTAATAGATCAAAAAATATTTTACTTTCTTGACTTTTTGTAAAATAAAAACATGTTGCCCAATAAAAAGGAATACCCTTGTCATTGATGTAATCAAACTCTTTGTAATTTCTCCAGGAACATAAATCTACTCCATGTCTATAAATTTGAAAATTATCATTTGTTTGAAAGGAGTGTTTAAATTTATCATTACATATTATATAATCCGTATCTAATACTAAAGTTTTATCATAAGGACTTAAATTAAAAGCATTATGTCTTTCATTGTTTTTAAAATTCAGTGTTGTCTTACGTTGTTGTCCATCATAATATCTTTTTTCATTGTGTTGCGAATCATCAATTTGAATAATCTTATCAAAAACATCATGATATTGAATATCAAGTTTGTCAAATGTAGATGTTACAATTGAAACAGGTAAATTTAAATATTTTTTTGAACGGGAAGCAAGTTCTACTGCTTGTTTTATATAATTAATAGAACCATTATTATTAGCAAAGCATAAGATTCCATTAGACATCTACTAAACCTTCTACACTACGTTTAGTGCTGAGAGTTTTGTACTCCTCATGATACTGATTTGTAGCTTCTGTATATTTGTGTAGTAGTGATTCTGTGAAGTCTTCCAAATCATCTATTTCGATAGGAGTTTTGTTGTCATCAATAATTAAAGTAGATGATGTTTTAGATAAAAGCATTGTACAAAAATTAATAAGCTCTCTATTAGCTGTAAATGTGCCACCAAGATAGTACGTAATTAAGTTTTCTTGATACTTTTCATATAGAATCCTCTTTTGGTTATTCAGAGTAGCAGAATAATTTGAAAATTCTAATGCTTTTTCAAGAGATTCTTCCATAGTTATACTCCTATATAATGTATAACTATTTAATCTTACAAAGCGTTGGTGGTATTGAAAGTTGGCGCCGGTACATTGACGCTATTTGTGTTATTTGGTCTATTTTGTTGAGCTGTGCTTGACGTTGTAGCAGTAACAGCTTCATCAAAATTTGGATTTGGACCTTTATCTTCATTAAAAGTAACTTTGAAATATAATACAGCTCCACTTTTGTATGCTTCTATCAAATAATCGTTGGCACTATACGCACTAGCCGCCTTATTAAATATTGTTACATAAGATCCAGGTAAATTACTGTAACCATAACTAGTTCCAATTGAACCGTTGCTTGTAGTGCTTCTTCCAAACACAACAGTACCTACTGAAGACATCAAACTTCTCCAGTCATTGTTGATAGGAGTGTTGCCTGATCCGATTAAACCGCTTATGTTGATTGTTCCGCCAGCGTTAAAATATACTCTCATATGATCTACACCACTAATTGTAGTTTGACTTCCGTCTCCGTTAGTAACAGAGTATCCGCCAAATGTTACTGTGAAGTAATGATCAATATCAGTTGACCAAGATGCTGTTCTTGAGCTTGTAATTCCTGATTCCAAACCTAATTGGCTAGGAGCTACACTTAATCTTGAAGATTGTGCTGTAATACTTAATGATTCGTACTGAGCGTATCCTTCTTTTGTAGAATTATTGCTATCTTCGATCGTATCTCCAACCGATGGAGGAGCAATTTCCGCAGGTAAACTTCCTGTCTGGTGAACTCTTATTTTTGTTAGATCCGTGTCAAGGTTAACCATATCTTGAGCTGTAACTGTATTACCTACCACAACAGTCTGACTAGTTACTGATTGTCCGTATCCTTCGTCTCCTGCTCCTAGTCCTAAAACTGCCGCTACCCTTGCTCTAATATTATTATACCTTGCCGCGGTGATTGTATCGCCTACTGCCATTTTACTTCCTTATATTTTATAACTTTAAAATACACTCCACTAAAGTTTCTTCATGCCTGTCGTTGCTTTCTAAAGCTACACCAATCATGTTTCCGTTTCCATCAACACTTGCTGTTCCGTTATCAGCAACAAATACAGCTTCCCCTTTATTTACCGGACCTGTAATTCTTACTGGCACTCTTCCGACTAAAGCTACTGCTTGACCTTCAGCCTCTGAATTCATTAAATAAGCTGGTTTTGTACTAATTACTCCTATACAAATACCTTCTCCATTTTCACATGCTTTTGCTTCGGCTTCTCCGCCTATCATCATTAGTGTTCCTACAGGATAATTTTTGTCAGTTGTATATTTTTCTGCCAAGTCAGCGTATCTTGCTTGTGTTGATATTCCATTAAACACATTGGCCGCTAAATTACCGCTGGAATCTCTTACAGCTACGGTGTTATTAGTAGCACTTGTGTCACCTGTTCTGAAGTTGCTACCCACTTGTAAATTTGTAGCGTTTGTTGCTAATCCAATAAAAGAAGTAGCATACATAGCTCTAAATTTATAGTTATTATCCCCTATGTCATAAGTTGTAGTAGCTGTAGGAATAAGTCCTGCCGCCTGTACATGGAAAGGTTCTGTAGTAACACCTCCACTTGACTTTACTTTAAATCTAATTTTTTGTCCAACTGTGTTATCGATGACTGCTTCATCGCCACTTCCTGCTGTATCAATCTTAATAGCTAAATCATTAGCATCACCAACTGTAAATCCAGCGTCTTTAAATCTTACTATGCTGTTAAAATTAGCCGCCCCTGATAACGCATAATCACTTGCTGGTAATCCATTTAATTTATCTGCGTTGGTAGCTGTACCATAAAATCTAAATGCTCCACTTGTTACTCCGTCGGTGCCTGAAGTTGTATTTCTAAGTGTTAAACCTTGTCGTACAACATCAAATCCTGTTATTACGTTTTGTGGATCAGTAGCGTCAATTGTAAATTCTGAATTACTTATAATGAATACTACACCATCTTCTACAGTACCTTTAATTATTGTTCTATTGTTTTGATTTGAATCTCTAACCTGCCCAGTAACCATTGCTGAAACTGTAGCACCAATACTCTGTGGACCAATTAATACAAATCCACCATTTGCGTTTTGTGCGTATAATTGATTGTTACCGCTATCCCACCAAAAATCACCAGTTGTTAATCCTACAGGCTGTGTTGAACTTACTTCTGCTCCACCTGTTGATCTAAATTTTGTACCATCGTAAAACTTTAACTTGCTTCCAGCACTATCG